GGATATCCCCCATATGGGCCAAATGTATACCAACCTAGAAAAAGATTGGCATTAGTGTCTTGGGCACCGAATTGATAAGCATTACCCCCAGCAGTTGGAGTACCATAACCAAAAAGAATTGGATAACCTCCAGCTCCATCTACATCAATCTCACCAGCAAAATATATTTCAAATCCGGGATTACCTAGTAAGAAATCCCACGCCGCAGCGGTAAGCATCCCATCAGATGTCCCGTCGAAAAATACGCCAGGCATATCTCGGTTGCTATTTGCTTGAAATGTTGGTTGATTCGCCCCAGTACCTTGTGATTGTCCTCTACGATAAAATGATTTATCTGACCAGGATGCCATACTCGCGGTATCGGCATTCCACGTCCCATCATTATTAGGATCTGATGCATCAAGCCAATACAGTAAGTTTGGCATGATTAAAGGTAGTGGAGCAGCTGCTGTTTGCATGGTTAATCTCCTACATTAAATTCAGTTGATAACTGTACATCAGCTGTACCCAGAGTCTATTTGATCCCGAATTACTAGATACCGTCACTGAAATTTGATCTAAAAAAGTAAAAGTATTGGACGAAGTAATGGACTGAGTGGCTAAGGTTGTACTAACTGCGAGTGTAGTCATAATCACAGCACTGCCATTAATATTTACCGTTAAATTATTAGTACCTGTGTCACGCACTGCATAGGCAGCAATTAAAGTGCCAGGCTTATCTGCCACTTCAACCAAATAAGTGCCATTGGCGGCAGAAGGCAAGTCAATTCTCATACTACCTAATAAGGTAGTAGTCCCACCAACCACATCCCAATAGTTCACACCACCAGAGACTTTGCTCAAAAAGACTTTAGCGCTGCCACCAGAAGCAACAGTGGTATTACCATGTAGAATATCTGTACCTTGTTTTAAAAAGGTTACATCTTCAGGACCATTATTTTTAAGTTCGAAAAACGAACCTTGAGGCAAGGTGGTGGTTGATTGCTGAGGTAGAGTAAGATCAACTGCACTCGTCGCGGTCACATTAACATGTGTACCCATTTCATCATCGGATAAAGTTTCAGTCGCGCTAATCGCTCGCTGCGGCATGATATACTCAAAACCATCGGTTTGAAATTTAGCTACTAAAGAGCCATTGGACGAAACACCAATCGCGTCGGAATCCTGCTGAAAGAATCCTGAGTCAGTATAGTTGGCTAATCGTAATGATGGAGCACTTACAGAACCAGCCCCAAAACTAATAGTTCCAGAGGTCAAGTCACCTGTGAATGTAGTAGCAACTGTTCCAGTACCACTTGAATAAATATTGTAAGCTTCTTGTGTAGCCTCAACCCCATAACCAATAACAGCTTGCAACTGAGTAGAGTTAGTAACCGCACCTTCTTTCAAATTGTATTGAAATAATGCTTGATAAGGACCACCACCACCACTCACGGTAGGGCGGACCCATGTCTGCATAGTATCGTAAGAAGTAGATGTATCTGTACCACTAACCGTCACCTCAGCAAATGTGACGGCGTCATCGGTTTCTAAGTTCTGATTTAGGGCTACGTTGGCATTCAATGTTAGCTGCCGATCACTATCACCAGTTACAAAACTCAACGTTCGATCAGCGGTAAATGTTGATGCTGCACTGATGGTCATCGTGTAAGTACCAACACTATCAAAAGTCTCTAAGCCTTGATAAGGACATTGAACAGTTCCAAAAAATTTATGGGTAATGTCACCTGCACCATTAGAGTAGGTAGTCTTTGAAACTTGGTATGATGTATCATCGCCAGATGCATACCGCATTTGTTCAGTAAGCAATGTGCTATTACCTGCGGCTCCCGTTTCTAATTGATATTTAATACCAGTAGAAAATTGAACCCCCCCATCAATTGGACGGTATAAAATAAGAATATCTTCTGGCGTTCGATCTGTTACCGTTCCGCTTATTGTTACAGTAGCTGTGAGAGTAGTAACCACCGATTGAATATACAGAGCAAGATTGGCCATCGTTAGCTTACGACTTAATGGGGTTGTAGCGACATCTATAGCAACCGCCATAATATCAGCATCTGTCACACTCGAGGTTGCCGTTAATCCAGTAAACTTTACATTAGCCATCGCTTACATCCTTTTACTCAGTAACTAGAAAGTCACCGCTTTCAGTGATAAAAAAATCCCCATTCTCTGCCAAGAGATATTGTGATCCCGGCGGCGGGGGAGATAACCCAGGAGTATCATAGGTAAATAAGGAATTAGTCAGAGGAGTATTCTGATTACTAAGACCAAATTTAAATACTCTCGACTTCATGACGCGTTCGGAGCTCCGTATATAACCACACCAATATCAACAGCTGACGAACAAATAAAATGAATAACCGTACCTGCTGGAACTCTGCGGACCGTTGGGTTAAGTTCGGAGGTGGTAGCTGCAAATGTAGCTCCTGCTGGAACAGCTGCAGTCGCTCCATAAGCCACCCAAACATTATAGCCGTCCGCATAACTAAAAATTACTTCGTAGTAAGGCTCATCCGAAGGTAACGTAAGTGTCGTATCGGTTGCAGCAGCAATCGTAGCACTATACTTTTGGACCGCTGGTTTTAATCCGTAGCCTACAGCGCCTGATAAATCTCTTGATATTAAATATGGTGTAGCCATGTGGGTACCTCTTTTTTGAAATCATACAATGTTTGTTGACAAGTTGCACTATTTTTGTTCTATGCTACTCATCCAGTTTATGCCCAAAAGTCATGGCTAAGTCAGCCGCAGTTCTAGCTTTCTCTGCACTAGCTTTTTCCATTTGCACAGCAGCGTCAATACTATCACCATGAATATCCGCCGCAGCTTTCATCGCATCGGTATCAGCTTTTTGTTTGGCAATAGCTAAATCAGCTAGTTTTATTTCACGGTCTGCCTGATCTTTAGCAGCAGTTGCCATCATCTTTTCACGATCTGACATGACATCTGCTTGAAGCTTTTCACGCTGAATTTGTGCTTGCAACTGGGCTTTTTGAATTTCAGTCTGCGCACGTAATTGCTCAGGATTAGGCTGAGGATTTTGCATAGCCTGCGCTTGTTGCTGTTCTTGCTGTTGAATAAAGTCTTGCGCAAGTTGCTGTAGCTCAGTCTGCTGAACAATATCCATATTTTGGATAAGAATTCGTAGACCCTTTGTATTGATAAATTCAGCAAATGCAGGTGATGACTGCATTAACTGCGTTACCTGAGCCAAGCTATCAGCTTTCTGAATAGCAAAGTTAGCACCGGCTTTAACCGTAAAGCTTAGTGAGTCTGGGCCAAAGTTAAATGGATCTGGGCCTAATTGTCTAAGCTGTACATCCTGAGTTACACCGCTAGGCATTCTTATTGGTAATGACATGCGGTCTTTATAGACTTCGCGCATCATATCAATCATTACTTTACCAACTTGTGATAATGAAGTTAGGTAGTTCTGTATACCCACGCTCGCCGTACTGTTCGCTTGGATAGCGCCTGCACGCATAGCTACTCCGCTCAACTGATTAGCAGCACCTTCGGCTGAATCATATGAGCCTAACACGGCTCGGAAAATAGAATCAGACCCTGCAAACGTCCCTGATATTTCCTGCGGGATGGGTGTCCTTGGAATAGCTTGAGGAGGAGGCAAAGTCTGAGCAGGGTTGTCCCGGTCGAGATAGTTATAGACAAGTGGAATGCCACTTTGGATATCAGTGATTCCCCTAATCCAATCTTCTTCTGTGGGTAGAGATTCCTCGGCTATAATATATTTTGCTTGAATCGTGTTTTCAATCTCATTTGCTAAGCTCTGACCAGATAAGTTAGTCAGCTGTTGGGCTCCTTTGGCATTGTACAAATAACCCCTAGCTATTTCTTCATAACTATTGGATGTTGGGTTTTTAAGCTTAATGCCGTTCCAATCTACATAAACTAATGGCAGTTCATGAAATGGTGTTTCTTCATATTCAAGTACCCTATCCTCAACACATCGATAGCGACAGATACGTTTTCGATACGTGGTGCGCTCACGAACAATAGCAGGTGCTTGTTCCATACGCCCAGACATTTCCCATTCTTCTACAAACTTCTCATATTCGTCTTTTGGCATTGTCTGACCATTAGCAAGCTGAACAAGTCTAAATCGTGTTTGTTTCTTAACGTAGAAATCACAGACCATCAAAATATCAATATCTGCTTGGTGAAAAGACCAGTTAAAAGCGTCATCACTGCCACTACGAGCAAACGACATACCTGACTCTTTTAATTGTGGCCATCTATCTTCAGCTACTTCTCTACGCATTGGGATCATTTCTGCACAGTACTTACCATCACCTTTGTGTACTAGCTTAGCGTCTACGTCGAACAAGCACAGAGTCGGTGACATAGGTAAACCAAGATGAATGTCTTGCGCAAAGCTAGTATCTGACATGTAACTAGACCAAAGCTTAAATACCGACATACCTCCGGCCGCAGCTTGTTTAAAGGCTTCTACCTGAATGCCATTCACTTTTGCTTCGTGGAACTTTTCTTCTAGGTGACCTTGTACTAGCTGCAGAATCTGATACGGAATCTCTTGGCCTTCCCGCACCCCAACAGTTAGTTCTGGCTGGGCTTTAGCAAACTCCCCCACTTGCCTATTCAAATAGGCTTCCATTTTGTTAAATTCAATCTGAGGCTTTTGCGTAGCCGCGAGAGCAGTTCTTTCTGCTGGGGTAATCGTAGTCACATAAATATAGCGCAACCAGTCATCATAGCGTCTATAGTTATCCCTGAAATAACCATACGATTGCTTAATGTACTTGTGAATAGTAGATAGATAATCTTGGTGTTCTTGTGCCACTTGTCTAGCCATAGCGTCCTCTTCTTGCATCTGCAATATTATTGTAGTGGCTGGCGAGTACAGACCGGGCTTTACTTTGCTCCTCGCGGACTTCTATGCTGGCGTCTGGTCTGACTATTTTTTCGACCAGGCCAAGAATAATAGCATCATACATCGTATCTGCGATGTCGTCATGTCTATGTGTATCAGCAGCTGTAATCTTGCTGATATGATCTAAAACCATTGTCTTATGCTTAGCGTAACTATCGATAGAAATAACACCACGAGCAACTAAGTCTGAGACTTGAATGTATCTATCTACTTTAGTACCGCTGCCTCTATGTCTCTCGACATCCCACAGACGCATGCCTCTCTGTTGACGCAAGAATGATAGCAACGATGTACCTGTGCTTTTCTTTTCAATGGCAACTAGACTCGGCGGAACTTCATACCGACAGCACGCAAAATAAAACTGATTAAACTCCTCTAGCAACTGAGCAGGCTCAACCCTACACTCATAACAGTCAAGCCAGTGCAAAGCGTACATATCAGTCTCAAACCCTGCTCTATCTACTTTGTACAGTCCCCAGAAACTGAACACTGAAGCGTCATTGTAACTCTTAGCTGTTTCCGCAGTATCAGCTGTAATGAACGTTGCAAGACATTTAGGGGATTGGTCTAACTGAATCACCCATTCTGCTTTAAACAGTCCAGCACCAACTGAAATAGGCTTTTGCTGATACTGAGCACTAGTGACGTATGAGTTAACCTTGAGCATGTCACGAATCTGTGCCGCTGTATGCATCATAGGATCAAGCGCATTCTCAGCCTCATCGAGAGCAGGCAGTATCAGAGTGTCCCAAGTACCAAGCTTTTTCAGATTCTCCGGCAAGTCATCCTCATGCAGTGACTGTCCTACCACAATGATAGGTGTACGTTTCGGATCGTTCAGACGAGATAGTAATGTCTCAAAGTACCAGTTCTTAACTCCGTCACGCAGAACATCTGAATGGATATCCGCAGGCTTGTGAATATCATCGATAACAATGGCTCCACCGAATCGAGGAACATTATTCAACCCTGCACCACGCCCAGTTATCTCGCCTTGAGAACCTGCCGCATAGACTGCACCACCAAACGTAGTCTCAAAGTTACCCTTTGCTGTGGCATCTTGTGCAAGATGTACACCAAACAAACCAGTGTATTCACGAAGAGTCATGATGCGCTTAATAACAGCGGTAGCTTTTCTAGCAAGACCTAAACTGTATGAAACGTACAGAAACTGAGAGTCTGGGTACTGGGCCATAGCCCATGCAATGAAATTACACAGGAGTTCAGTTTTTCCGTAACGAGGTGGTATTTGGATAATGAGGCGTTTTATATCGCCTTTGATGACTTTAACTAATGCGCGGCAGATTTCGATGTGATGGGATTGGCGACCGATTGGCTCTGATACTCTGAACTTTTTACCTGTACGTAGGTAATACATGACTTTAGTGAACTCAAGCAATGACGCCGATAAGTCTGCTTGTAACTGCGCTCTCTCGTGATCTACATGATTGGCTTCTAATGCGCTATGAGCCCAATTCGTTTCAACCTTTTCATCAGTACTCATCATACTCCTTGCGAATCATCTTGATATGTTTCACCAGATCATCTTTGAGGCTGGATTCGTAATATGTTTCTAGTTTGTCATGACCTTGGAGTGTGTCCATATGCTGTAGTAGCTTCGCTGCATGTAGAAACATCTCTTTGCTAGCATAGTAAGCCACGCCCTTCTGGAGAAACTCAAGTTTATGCTCCCTTGTTGGCGGAGCACCGCATTCAAGCTTTGTAGGACGCTCAAACCATTTATCCTCGTACGCAAGTAGTTGCTGACGCTCTAACTTATTATCTGCTGCATAGGTAGCTTGCTGTGATTCCATAGCAGTACGGATAGACGCTATCTGAGCTGTGCTTATCTTGACGTCTTTCACGTCATCTGGTGGATAGTCATCTATAGTCATGCTTGGCCTTGCGTAGTTACCTAGTGATTCTATCATATTACCATTTCACCTTATCTGCCCAGTACGCCGCACTCATCTTACCTTTTTCTATATTCTTTCCATGACGAGCCTTAAAAGACTTACGCTTAGCTGTCATTATAGGTGACTCATCTTTCTTTTTCTTTCCAGCTGTTCCATCAAACTTACCTATATCCTTACCTTGTTGACCAAAGCGGATAAGCTTAATCGTGTCACCTTCTTTCGCTACGACTGCATGAGATTTAGTTTTATGCTGAGGAGTGCGAACAGGTTGGTTAAACTTAGTAGCACCGATCTTTTCTAGTCTTTTATCTTTCACTTTTGTTCACTCCTTATCATCCTTCATAATCCTATGAATGCCAACCAGCTCACTGATTACTACTATAAGTCCGATCACTAGTATGATAAGTCCGAGTAAGCAAAAAATTGCGAAGGCGCACTCTACCAACGTGAGTAATGTTGACAGCATCTTCAGTTCTCCTCCCAAATCTGAAACACCCTACGCAATGTTTCTATATCACTATATGCATTACACAACTTATCATCTAATCTTTGCTTAGCACTTTCTGTTAGCATCATATAGTCATCACGCAATTTACTGATAGCTACTGTAGCAACGCGCAAATCTGTGAGTGCGTCGCACATTTTATTGATGTAAACATTATGAGATATGACATCACCACGTTTGTTACATTTATCACAAGTAAGCTTGATTATATCTATACCTTTTCCAGAGAAAACCAAATCAAACTTGTCCAGATTCTGTTCAGATACAACTTCATTACCAAAACTTCCCAGCTTGTCCGCCAACTTAAAACACTTCTCGATATACTTTCTTTCTATAAATAAACTCATTCTTCTTCTCCATGTAATCTAGTAAGATAATTTTCTATCACATCAAGATGATGAGAGGATACGGTAATCTTACTTAAAACTACTTTCTTCCCTATTTCCTTAAGAGATTGAAAATCATTTTTTAAAGTGGGTGCGGTAGCAGCAGCTAAATAGAGTGTATATAGTGCTGACATTAAATTTGCTAGTTTTGACGGCTCATACAAGTCTACATTAGATGACTCGTCTTCTTTACAATCAAAGTCATCTAATTTGTTTAACTCTCTAACTCTAACTCCATCTCCCCAGAATTCTACAATGCTATCACCATAGCAATAACTTGAAAGTAAATGAGTACACGGTTTCACATTACACCCACAACCTTCAAACATTCGCGCAATATGCATTTTATCAATAAATAAACTCATTAATCTTCCCCTTCGTCCAACCTACGCAGCACTTCGTCAGCTATCTCTTTCATCACAATCACTTGTTCAAACGCAGCTAAAACCCTATCCTGACTAGCCGGCTCCAACGCATGATAACGCTCTAGACAGTCAGGATGCTTCACCAAAAACTCACTTGATCTTTGATATTTTTCCATGCTCATTGCCCACCAATCCAAGCATCCATTTCATCTTTAATTTTATCTAAGTGGACTATTCCAATTAAAACTTTGTGACGAAGAAAAGCTTTTCGAGCGCTAGAAAGACGAGTAAACTCCTTCTGTAATCTACCTATTTTATCTGTACACTCATAGATACCTCCTAAGAACCACTGTAATTCTTCACGCACTGAAGAACACAGTTCATAATATTCGGGCACCTCATCATCGTCAGCACGCATAGAATCAAGGGTAGCAGATAGATGACTAACTTTTACGTCTATCTCTCCTCCGCTTATAACTACATCCATTTTCTCATTACGGCCAAGCGCGACAAACTGTTGTCTAACTATTCCATGCCGATCTGGATATGAAAAACTATGTACTATGCTCTTGTCTTTATCATCTAAACTTGACATTTCTACCTTCCCATCTCTAAATACTCATCTATACATTTCGTACATTCTGCTAAACTTTTAACCAATATACACTTGTATTTTACCCTTTCTAACTTCTCAAACCAACCCTTCTGTGCATCAGACAGCCTATTTTTTCCTACTTTTAATTCCATAAACAAACCATGATAGCCACCACTAGGATAAAGCAAGACTAGATCAGGAACTCCCGCCTTTACTCCCATACGTTTAAACTTTGCAGCTTCCCTAATATCTCGTCTCCCACCATTCGGAACATGAATCAAATAATCACGGCATATAGGATGAAACGCGGACCATTTTATGATTAACATCTGTAAATGGTCTTCAGAGATAGGATTGTTAAGTGACTTAATACGCATCAGAACTCCTATTTCTAAATTCCTCTAACAAATCAGCTCTACGCAGTAAACACTCAATAGCAAGCTCCGTCTGTCTCATCACAGTAGCTTGCTCTTTCTCAAGCTTAATAACTTGTCTCTTAGAAGACCAACCAAGCTGTGCAGCAAAGTCAGTCTGGTTTAGAGAGAGCAACTGTCTGCTTAACTTTACGTGCTTACCGCGCATACAATACTCTCTATTCCACAGCGTTATTAATATTATTACAAGCATCGGTAAAGAAAGAGCGTTGATACGCTTTGTCACGAAGCATGTCAAACTTAGCGGTCACAGCTTGATATAATTCGATCTGATGTTTATCGGCACAAGGGCGACCCTTAAGTGACTCACGTATAAAATCATAAAGAACAGTCTCAGGTTCCTTGTTAGCTAATTCAAAAGTGCACTTAGCAGGATCAGAAAAGTCATTGCAAACAATACTAACGTCACCATCATTTAATTGGAATGTAGCGGTTACAGTGTCAAGACCCGTGTGAGTAGCAGATAAAAGATTAAGATTCATAATGTTTGTCCCTTATTTTTAGCTAGCCCTGCGCTAACTCTTAAAGCCAGTATAGTGAACTAAGATCACTAAGTCAAGCAATAAAACAAAATAAATTAAAATTAATTCTGCTTATGATTAAGTATGTTTTTGAGTGAAGCTAAATGCTTTTCTGCTGAAGCGCGGTCAACAGGAGCGGAATCTTCTGCAGTGGGCTCGTAAAACTTAACAGTGCACTTAGGCTCAGGCTTGCCATTATAGGAATTAGAGAAATTGGATTGACGAGGCTCAAAAACACCTTTCCAACCCTGCTCTATACTAGTTTCTAGAATCTGTTGCGCAGAATAACCTTGATCTTGCCACTTAGTTAGCTTTTTAAGAATGAGTTTTGCTGCATAGGAAGATAATGGAGCTTTGACTTTCTTACGATGCACGACAAACGCTTGCCAAAGTTCAAGAGAAATAAAATCAGGCAGACTAAAAGAATCAGAATCCAGTTGAGAGATAGATGACTTCTTATTAGCTGCCCCAGGATGTCTTTCGCTAATATGCTTAGTCAGCTTTGAGACTTCCACATTATTTATCAAATTAATATCTTTGTCAACACCAGCGTCCAAACCATCCTGCTCAACTTTAGTACAACTCAATTGGGAAGATGTAGGTATTGTATTTTTATTAATTGAGTTATTACGTGTGCACCACGTGCACACCCCCTGTGCACCACGTGCATACCCTGAGAGATTTTTGTACAAATAGGTGGGTGATGATTGGTCACATGTGCACCAGGGTATGCACCACGTGCACAGGTTGGGGATAACTGACATGTCAGATTTTAACCAGGGTGTGAATGAGGTGCACACCTTGTTAAATTTTAGAGCAGTGATTTGTGGATAAGTATGATGAAAAATATTTTGCTTGACACGTATCGTTTGCTCATATTTTGCACAAACTGTGGAGCTCGACTGGTCTAGTAATACGTCCGATTCTTTGTTAAGAAAGTCAGAAGTAAGAAAATAACGAGAGGGTTTACCTACGTTCTCCTCTACTTTTATAATAGAGTGAGCTACTAGATGATTAATTGAATTAACGATAGACCGTCGAGAGAGACCCGTATAAGCAGCAAGATAAGCGTGAGAAGGAAAGCAATAGCGCTCTTTTCCCATCCTCTGAGCAAGAGCCATCAGCACAAAGCGCGTTGGCGTCGATAGGTCATTACTATGTTGAGAGGCAAGATAACGATCGACAATGATTTGACTAAGCATAAATAAACTCCTTTTTAATTTTAATAACAGTCCCTTAATTGTGTTTTAACGTAATAATTGCTCCACATCGATATCATATAACAGCATGTCACACAAGCGCTTTAGGCGAAATATAACGTGACGAGAAGGCTTACGACGACCGAGACGATAGTGACAGACAGCGCCGATAGTCACGTCCAGATGCTTGGCTATAACCGAGTCCGATAAACCAAGCTTCTTTTTTAAAGCCGTCATAAGCTCAGCACAATTGTAGTCTGGACTCAGATCTAAATCCGGCCGTTGTGGGCGATTAAGCGCAGATAACGCTTCTATCATATGAATATCCTAAATAGTTAAATATACAGTTGTATTATTATACAAGAGGTATATAATGAGATCAACATAATTAATTAAGTCAACCAAAATGAGGACAAATATGACCAGTCAAACCACCCTAACCGCCTTTGAAATGTTCTATATCAATGCACCAGACCATCGCTTACATTTTGCTAATGCTGTCCTATTACTGCAACTACTTACCATGCGAGAAGAAGAAGAGAGTTTGGATAAAGATGAAGTCAAAAAGCTTCTAGAGTGTCTAAGGTCCCTAGAGGATCTATTACAAAAAAGAGATCTCATTAGAGAGACAGAGGGAGAAGTACCAAGGATAACCAAAACACAACTAGGAGAACTGGCCCAACAGCTTGAGCCGTATCAACACACAATTGAGAAAGTACATGCAATCTTACGCAAACTTATAAAGGCAGAAAACTCATGAAAGAAATTGGTAAAAAACTTCTCGAACATAAAGTACCTGGTTATGTGGCACTAGCGGCAGAAATAGGTACCGCTATACTTGATCCAGCTCAAGCTGTTG